AGTGAAGGCACTACAGACGAAGTAACTCAATAATTTGATATAAACAATGGCAAAAGTATCAGTCGTATCCTTACACAAGGAAAGCCGCCGTACAGAGAGCAATAAATACAAAGGTTATCCCTTCTTAGCAAATGGAGAGAAGAATGACTACCCTACCATGATAGAATTACTTGTAGGAGGGTCAGCTACTGCAAAAGCATGCGCGGGGGTGATAGCAGACTTTATCTATGGGAAAGGATTTTCCTTGGAAGCGGAAGCGCGTGCAACAGCAAGGCAACAACGCACACGCTTTCGTAAGGATACGCTGTATATCAATGACAAGAGAGAAACACCTAATGACCTATTAAAAAAAGTAGCGAGGAGCTTGTCCTATCACAAGGGGGTATTCGTACAAGTGAATTACAACAAGCTGTTTCAAAAAACAAGTGTACAGGTACTCCCTTATCGCTATTGTAGGTTAGGGGCGAGAGATAGCAATAATTATCGAGGAAAGGTACTCTACTATGAAAATTGGGACAACTTGCAGGATAAAAAAGAGGTCGACAAAAATGTTAAGGTAATAGACTTATACGATCCTTCTCCTAAAGTAATACAGGAGCAAGTAGATGCTGCTGGAGGTTGGGATAAATATAATGGGCAAGTGTACTTCTTGAACTTAGATAGAAATGATAGTTACCCCTTAGCGTGGGTAGATGTGGTACTATTGGATTGTGAAAGTGAGATGTTATCAACAAAGTACACAAGGAATGGTTTTAAGAAAGGATTCTTTGGTACGTATGCCTTTGTCACCTCAACCATGAATAGTGATGAAGATAGAGAGGATTTTAGAGACAACTTACGTAATTCAATAGGTGTGGAAGCTGAGCAAAGTGTATTTCATTTTGAACTTGAAATGAAGGGGGATAAATTAGAAGATCAAGTATTGGTTAAGCCGATAGAAAGCAATGTAAAAGCGGATTTATTCGAGTATGCCGATAAGAAGACAGCTAATAATATTCGTAAGACATACGGAAATATTCCTCCTGTACTTATTGACTTTGTAGAAGGGAAACTCGGAAATACTTCGGGTGATAGTCTCAAGGAAGCACGTATATTCATGCAGGAACAAATGCAAGAGGAAAGGCAGGATGTGCAAGAGATGTTTGAAGAATTATTTGACAATTTTGCAGAGCCAATATCAAGTAATGGATTATTTGAAATAATGACTAACTACTAATGAGGATACTAACAGATAAAGCGAGTGTAGGGAAATACTTGAGCATTTCCTTTTTTAGGAAAGAGGAAGATTTTCAGCGATACATAAGAGAAGCACAGACTTTTGACCTTAAAAGGATCGTATGCGAGGACTTTTATCAGGATTTGGTAAGTGATACCCCACAGAGAGATTATACCTTGCTATTAGAGGGAGGAAGTTACACATACCAAGGTAGAAAGTATGAGTTTGCAGGATTGAAGGCTGTTTTGTCTTACTTTGCTTATGCAAGATACCTAATAACAGGCCATCAGGTAGATACTCCCTATGGAGTACGGTCAAAGGTGTATCAGGACGGCGAGGGTATTAGTCAGGCAGAACGTAGAGACCTACATACAATGTACTTACAGAATGCACATGATCTATGGGAAGACTGCAAAAGATATATAGAAAGACATAAAGAACAATTTCCTGAATGGGAGAAATGCAATGAGTGTGGTTGCGAAGAAAAACAAGAACGAAGGGGAAGAATGAGGGTAACACTCATATAAGGTAACAGATAATAGGTGAAAAATGGCAGTACAATGTATAAGAGGGTTAAAGGAAGGATTTACCTTTGATTGTGAGTATATACCTATAAAGGGGATTTATAACCGAGTGGTATTAATCAATTTCGAAGATATAGACAGACGCAAGGTTATGAGAGAGGGTGTAAATCTTATTAACTTCTCCCTAAAAGAGGGGAAGCGTGGATATTCCATAGAGGGTTACAAGAGGCACTTTACAGGTAGGCAGAAATACAGCAGCAATAAATATACCCATGAATTAGACCTGCGAGTATATGACTTTTCCAACAAACATATATCACTTATAGAAGACCTTCAGAAAGGCACCTTTGTAGCGGTGATACAGAGTAATGAACATTCTTTTGATAAATCAGGTTTTGAGGTATTAGGTTATGATGCCGGATTGCGTGTGGTAAGCCTTACAAGGGATTATAAAGAAAATATGATACGCTTTACATTGGCCAGTGATAAGGTAAAAGAGCCGAGAATATTCTATTACCTCCACGATATAGATTGGGCTACAACAAAGAAACGATTTGATAAAGAATTTGTCACAGATAACAGCTTTAAGGTATTTGACGAAACATTTGACGAAACATTTGAATAGAGATGACAGCAATAGAGAATATAATCAATCAGATAGAGAACGAAACAAGGCGATTTGGTAATACCAAGACGAGAGTTGCGGCAGTATTAAGGCTTATCAAGGCAAAGTTGGTTGAATTGTTTAGTGGTAAGCTGGATAAGGGAAGGTATGCAGGTACTGCTGATGATCTAAATAATGCAATAGGTAACAAGGTAGATAAGGTACCAGGTAAGATACTATCATCCAATGACTTCACGAATGAACTACGTACCAAGTTGGAGGGATTACAGAATGTAGATATATCTCAGCTACTACCCAAGGGAGGTTATACGGGGACAGCTCAAAACCTGAAGGAGTTGATAGATAACATCATGCGTATCCTGCAAAGTCCTGACACAGAATTGGACGAGCTTAGGGAGATAGTGGCGTTTATCAAGCAGAATAAACGTACTTTGGACACCTTAGGTATTAACAATATTGCAGGTTTGCAGGATGCTCTAAATGGCAAGGCACCCACAGACCATAACCATGATGACCGTTATTCACGATTAGGGCATACCCATACAGAATATGCCTTACGTACCCATACCCACAGCGAGTATGCTCCAAAAAATCACAGACACAACTGGGACGATATAGATGGAAAGCCGGAGATAGCTACAGAGGAGAAGATAAAAGAGGTAGTGGGGAAGATACAAGTGGGAGGTAGAAATTTTTTTAAAGAAACAGCTAATTTTACTTTAAAAGATTCTCCTTTCTATTTACAAGCAAACTATTCAGGTAATGCAGGGATAGTATCTGAAACTTTCAGAGGTAATAAGGTATATAAGCTTATCTATAATTGGCAGGGTTTTCAGAGCAGAACTGATTTCGAAAACAGACCAATGATTATTTCCTTTTGGTCAAAAACTTCAAAAACAGGGGTGAAATTCGCATGCATCACAGATAATATGAATGTTGTATTATCCAATAATGGGCAATTATATTCAGATGGACAATGGCATAGATATACTATTATTAAGAATGGTAATATTATCACATATTCAGATCGAAGAAATGGATTTATTGAATTCTATAAAGATAGTGGACATATAGAAGAAGTGTATGTATCTTCTCTTAAAGTTGAATATGGTAACATCCCTACAGACTGGTCGCCCGCGCCTGAAGATATTAGAATAGCTACAGAGATAAGCGGGGAAAGACAAGTATTTCCTAATGAGAATATAGTATATGTAACAGCTAATACCCCTAATTGTGATTTACAGCTAATTCCATCAGGATATTCGGTAGCCTTTCGTAAGGTATTCACTGGTGGACAAGTAACCTTCACTTGTGATGGTAAGCAAATCATCTACACGGGGGATAATGCCTTCAACGGGGGGGATGGCTCTACAGCCGTAGTAAGTATATGGAATAATAAGTGTTATATAGATATTCGTAATATATGATGATAGTAATTAACAACCTAAAAGGAAGCGACAAGCTCCTGCATAGTAAGTATCGCAATATGATATTTATTGCCATCTTCCTAAGTTCTTTGATATTGTTTTCTGTAGGAAAGTCCTTACTTATAGCCGCTATTATGTTAGGTATTATAGGGCTGTGTAAAGAATTATATGATAAATACATAAAGAAAACATTTATAGATTGGTGGGATATAGTAGCAGCTTTTGTACCTTATCCTCTCATTAAATACATTAACCGATGAATGCGATACAATATTTTGAT